TAACTCCTGCTTCTCCTTCACTGAGTTCATAGAGAATGGTTTGCCTGTTAACTTCCACGCCTTTGCTCGTGCAAGGTCAATGTCTTTCTCAAGACGTGCCTTCAACAATGTAAGTTCTTTAACATCGATGTTGGCCCCTGATAATTCCATATCACATAGGGCTGCAACTACATCCATCTCTAGTGCCCATACACGCTTGAGACTTCCTTCTAACTTAGGCTCTAGCGCTTTGTACAACTTCCACGTTACCTCTGAGTCAAATCCTGAGTAGTAGGCAACATCGCTAAAGGAGTGAACCTCAACCATTGCTCCAATACCTTTTTCAACTTTGATCTTGAGTGTTCGCTCTGCACAGGCAGCAAGTCCTAACATGTTCTTGTTTCTGTTATCAATGATGAATGAAGCCATCATCGTGTCAAAGAATGGTTTCTTAGGAACTTCTCCACGGAAATACTTTGCGATTGATTTTAAATCAAACTTAACGTTGTGACCGATCTTTAATTTGTCACTAAAGAACAAAGGCTTCAAGGCTTTGAATACATCTCCTGGAAGAAGTTGTGCTGGTGGTGCATCAAATACTGGAGTCCACTTGGCTTCGTTCTTTGAGTAGTCGGCATCCTTTAACTCTTTACCTGCAGCAAGTTTGCGTTGACCACTAAGCAGTAGTTCTTTATCCCATCGAAGGAACTCACCATTAGGGTGACCCATCGGTATAACATCAGTGCGACCTTCTGTTGCTAGTGAAAGCCACATAACATCGTTGACTACAGGTTGGATTCTATTCTTGCCAACTGTTTCAACGTCAAATGCAAATGCATCTACCTTGGAGTAAAACTCAACAAGGTCTTTTAATTGTTCTTTTGTTGTAATGATATTCATGATCCCTCAATCTTTATAGTGAGAAGGGGCCTGGAAACGGAAGTAAACAGACCCCTTCTCTTGGAAGTACAGTTACGCTACAGAGCGAGCAACCTCAAGCATTTCGGAGCGAGGGGTCTCCCTAATTACTTCTGCTGTGAACGGAACAGCGGCTGCTACAAGTTCATTGACAGCGTCACTGCTTAACTTCCATTCCTCTGCTAGATCTCGGCCACGAACGAAGTTGAGGGTATACTGCGTAGTTGGGCCCATACCTAGTCGAGAAATTTCCCAGAACTCTTTATCAAGAGGTCCTTTGCGCTCATCATCATGCGCCTTCTTAATCTGGCGAGCAAGTGATGGTGGTGCTGTAAGAATCTGAACGCCTTGTGTCTCACCACTAAGAACAAGGACATTGAATGCGAACTTTCCACGAGGCTTATCACCTAGTACATCGCATAGTGGGCAGTTATCGCCCAAGCAAACAAAGGACTTCTTACCTTTAGGGCGTTCAATCCAGTGTTGTTCGTATGAAGCAAATGGTCGATCTTCGAGGAACTTCACGAGTTGTGGTTCTTCAGAGAAACGGAAGTCAGTTGGAAAGTCTCCATCTGTCTTTGAGACGAGAGCATCGATTGCATCCCATCCTTCTTGTACGGTTGTTCCTACTTTTGGTGTTGCAGTTTCGCTGTCCTCGTCGAGGTATGCGTCTGCATCTACCTGTGGCTTTGTAATTGGCATGTGTTTCTTTCTGGTAATGAGGCCTAACGGCTCTCGGTGGATGTGATTTCCTTCCAGCGCTTTACTAAAGCCTCTGTAAGGTCTTCGTGTTGGCTCCACTCTACACGAGCAGAACCTAGTAACCCTCTACGATTGAACTCATCAATCGAAGATTCTATAAGTGCACGAGTATAAACTCGGTTGCCTCCAGTCTTCTCACCTTTAAGTGTTTTAGACCGAAGACGGTATGGAGCACGAGGAATGTATCCCTTGCGTTCCCATAAGCGGATAGTGACAATCGTCTTCTCCAATGCAAGTGCTAACGCACCGATTGTGAAAACCTCTGTCTCTACTCCACCTAACGTTTTAATGACTGGGTTTGCATCCCAACCATTACTCTCACCGCTTTTACGACGAGAAACTTTTGGATCTAAATCACGGCGCTTCTTCTTTGAACCAGGAACGTATTCGAGGTCAGCAAATGCTGCCTCGATCTCATCTTGTCCTCGTAGTCCTGCCATGTGTTATCGCTTATTCATCACTAACGCCCACACAATCTTCTGTGGGTACATTAGATCAATCTCTGCTTCTGTAAGTTCGTCATTGTAAAGAGCAGCCATTAACGCATCTTCATCTACAACACGGATGGTCTTGTACAGTTGTTCTTCCATTCCTTTTTCAGTAATGATTTCATCTGCAACAAGTTCATCGATCTTACGTGATACACGACGCTGCTTTACAACAGCGCCAAATCCATTTACCTCTTCAGGTAATTCAATGATGACATTTCCTTTGTCGTCTACTTCACCCAGTTCATCTAACTGAGTAAACAAACGCTCACGGACTTCCTTCTGTTGTTTCTCAAGGAATTCAATCTGTTGTTTTAAGAAAGAATATTCTCTCGCATCTTTAACCAGCGGATCTTCTTCTCTTGATTCTGTGTCTTTTACTCTTGCCATGTTTCCCCCTATGGTCTTGCTTTCTGTAAGAACCCTATCAGACTTCCAACGGTGAGGTCGACGCCACCCTTGGCGTTGATACCTTGTCCATCAATAACGGCATCTGCTACTGCGTTCTTCTGCTGGAGCATATCATGTTGTCGTTCTTCTATCGAATCGGCGATCAGCATGTCTTGAATAGTGATACTAGGCCAACGGCTAGAGGCTCTCTTGATTCGACCATTGCGTTGGACGGCAAGCCCTGCACTCCAAGGTAGATCGTAGTTAACCAGTAGGTTAGCGATGGGCAAATCTACACCATAGCCACCAGCATCGGAGGATATAAATACACGACACTCTGGGTCTGTAAGGAACTTGGTCTTGCTTGCTTCTTTCTCCTTGGCATTCATATAGCCCGTGTACAGAGTTCCACCGACTGCCTCTTGAATACTCTCTAGCATTCCTACCCACGAAGTAAAGATAACTACCTTTGCTTCTGGATCGGTATCTAAGTGATCGTTTACATAAGTCTTTAGCGCATCTAGTTTAGGAGTCTTTGTTACTCCTTCCAGTAATCCTCTAGTCTTGAGACTGTTTACGTATGCACTGCCTTCTCCAAGATGCTCATCAAACTTATCTGCACTCTTGTGCAAGAGGTTTGGATCATCACACAACATACGAAGAGCAGTTATCTTAGACATGATTGATCCACGCAACTGATCTACAGGACTGCCAGGTTTACTGTCATGTCCGTAGTGAGCAAGCAGTGAGAAGTTAGCACCTAGTAACTGCTGTGCCTCAAAGAGTTCGTTGCTCAGTTCATCCGCGATGAAGTTATAGAGCGAAGAAGTCTTCTTATCAAGGGAGATAAACATAGGGTCACGATGAATAGTGTCTGGAAGATATGGAGCAACGTCTGCATCTGTCTGAACCTTTCGAACGGAGGAACTTTTCATCTTCTCATGGAACAACGGCAGGTTGCGATAGCGTTGCACTCCACCAAAGTGATTGCGAACAATAAACGTCTGATCAAACAAATCAAATCGACCTAGAAGAGTTGAGTCCACAAACTGCATGATGCTGTATACCTCTTCAGGTCTTCCATTCTCAATAGGTGTTCCTGTTAATGCAAATCTAATCGGTACACTGGCAGATAGTTTCTTGACAGCCTTTGACCTCTTTGACTTAAAGCCTTTGATTGCTGTGGCTTCATCACAGACGATGGCTCCCCACTCCTGATCCTTGATCAGATCCCAATCTCCTACGACAGTCTCGTAGTTGCAAATGACATAGTCTGTACGCTCTTCCCATCGCTTTGCACGTACTGCCTTAGACCCATCGATCACGGTGGTAGTGGAGTCAGAGAACTTCTGTATCTCCTTCTGCCACTGATACTTCAGACTTGATAGGGCTATAACTAATACTGGCTTTGTAATTACACCGTTGTCTTTTAACTCCTCAACTGATGCGATAGTCATGCAGGTCTTACCCAAGCCCATCTCATAGGCAACAAGCATCTTCTTGCGCTCTACCATACGAGTTACAGCCTCTACTTGGTAGGGCTTGAGTGTCCCTGTGAATGTCATTGGTTATCTATTGCAGTTGGCGCAGTTGCTAGAGTTCCACATAGGGCGCACTCCATATCTAGCATGTACAGAGAAATTTCTCCGTCCTCAAACATTGCTTGTACTTTCCATAGCCTTGATCCACAGATGCAAACATGTAAAGGGCGATCCTTATCGCGCAAGTCCATCATAGGTAGGCAGCCTTGCCGTAGATCATGTCTCGTGCTGACTCGATGCTCTTATGTATGTCACTCTCAATCATGTCACCAACATCTTTGACATCGATGCCTGTGTAGTTAAAGTAAGAAAGTTCAATACCATACTTACGAGCATGAGCACGCATCTCTTCTGATGCCTTCTGTCCAGCACCATCATTATCAAATGCAGCAATCACCCTTGGTGCACGACGCATTATCTTTACCTGCTCAACGCTAGGCATCGCTCCGTATGTAGAGATCGCACTGTAACCAAGCCCGACTAGTCTGACCGCATCGAGTGGAGACTCAACAACAATTAGTGGCGCATCTTCTTTCAGTACCTGCACATTGAAAACTGTCTTTGACTTCTTAACTCCCTGGGGTTGATTGCGAAAGAAACGACCACGAGCACCCTTCTCTTGCCAACCCCACAATGAAAAGTCATCGGGGTCTCTGATAGGGAGTATCCATGCAGCGTTTTTCTCATCCCACAACACTCCACAAGTCTCTACGGCTTCTTGTGTTAGGAATCGTTTCTTTAATTCAATTGCTGGTGGTGTTGTATACACAGCCAGACGAGCCTCTGACATTCCAATCGGATGTGCTTCGGCTTGAATGTACTCTGGCAACTCCTTGATGCGCCTCATCAGTATGTCGATAGGCATATCTTCTTTGTCGTTTACATACTCACGGGCTTCGTGGTAATCAATACCTTTGATGTCTGCAACTAGTGTGTAGATGTTCCCCTTGTAACCGCAAGAGAAGCAGATGTGTGCACCAGTCTCGGAGTTGATCCACCAAGAAGGATTGTGGTCTTCTTTACCTGTGCGCTTCTTGTGCATTGGGCACAAGCCATTGACCTCGATACCACGCTGTGCATACAGCGGAAGGTCTAGGGAAAGGAGAACACGCTCTACATCAATCACATGCGGTTCCAGTTCGAACAGTAAGCACACTTTAACATCTCGTCCTCATCGTGGAAGCAGCCAGTCTCCCAGCGCCATGTCAACGCTGTCTCGCTAGGTCCACAGTTACGGGATGCAACAATCTTTAGTAAACGAATCTCTTCATCTTCTTCTACTGGCTCAAGACCAAGGATTACATCTGAGTCTTGGAAGAAGGATGATGAGTAACCGATTGAGTCAGCCGTAACTTTGCCAGCACGCATCTTCCACAACAGAGTTTGTGTAGTAATAATTACTGGCTTCTGAATTCTTTGCGCTAGGCGCTTCAATCCACGAGTGATGTTGGTGATTGCTTGCGGCGTATTCATCTCACCACTTACTTCGTCAAGCATCAAGTACACACCATCTACAAAAACAATGTCTGGCTTTGTCTGTTCGATCTTTGCAGCAAGTGATGAGACAGTAATTCCGTTGACAGCATCTACTAAGTGGAAGGAGTGCTCCTTCTCCATCTCGTTGAGTGTGTCAATATAGCGAGTCTCTTCTGCTGGCAATAACTTTCCACGACGCAGACGACCATGTGAGATGTGGGCACGCATCGCATCATGACGTTGTTGTTGTTCGTGGTTGTTCATCTCAAAAGATTGGAACATAGGAATCTTTCCACCTCTGTGCACGTTGATCGCCATCTGTAATGCAATCTGTGACTTACCAGTCTTAGGTGGAGCGATGATAGTAATCAACTGACCAGACTGTAGTCCCGCAGTTGCTTCATCAATCTTTGCAAAGCCTGTAGGTATACCTAAGAAGGTTGAGTTCTGTAGGGACTGATACTCCTTGTAACGTTCCTCTGTATTCTTTGTGAGGTCGATCTCGTGAGTCCCAAGTACACCTTGCTCGTTAACTCTGGTAATCGTTGCTTCCATAGCAAGCAGAGCAGCATCATGATCATTCTCTTGCAGTTGCTCGATTGCATTCTCAAGACCTTGACGAGTAAGTAGTCGACGACGGAAGTCGACCATGGTGTCAAGCAGGTACTCGATGTTGTCTTGTACATCTAACACTTTGTAATTTGGATAGTGATCTTTAACTGTTACAGCAGTAGGTACTTCGCTGTACTCGCCGTAATGCTTACGGACAAAATCCCAGACTCTCTTGTTGTCATCATCTAAGAACCATGCATTGGTAACACCACGTTGTAGTGCTGGAACAATGTCTCGATCTCGAATGACCTTGCTGACTAAGCGATGCTCATTGTCAGATGCCATTTAGTGCCCCCTCTTACATATTGTCTATTTGTACTCCTGCTGATCCGTATCGTGCAACTCGTCCTGGGACATCGATAACGCCCCGTAGATTAGCACGGTATGGGATACCAGCAACTAACTCGTCTGGGTTCTCATAGAGTTGCCAGTAGTT